GTAAACTGGGCTATAAATAAAATGGAACAAATACGCAAAGGCAATGGGTGATTATCCTATATATAACATTGCGATAGACAAAGAAGACCACTCTGAGCATGGAGTATTCACCGTATCATTGGTGAACAAGCCTGCCATTAAGTCCAACTTTGTATATATGAGCGATGAAGAACGTACTGCGCTATACACATTTGCAGACGAAGAAAGAGGTGAAATCGTTGGAGCGATGCTTATCCCTAACCAGCTTATCCAAAGATATTCAGAGGAGCTTGGGGTATATTATATCCGCTTCACGCAAGAGACAATCAAAGACATCCAATACAAGATGAGTAAGGATGGCTTCTTTAACTACTTCAACATAGAGCATAGCTTCGGAGCTGATGGCGTTTATATGTTGGAGACTTGGATTAAAGAAGACGAACAAGACAAGTCCAATAAATATGGATTTGACCTTCCAGTAGGTACTATGTTTATGAAAGCAAAGATAGACGATGAGTACATCAAGGAGGGAGTTAAAAACGGAGACCTTAACGGTTTCAGTGTCGAATTAAAATCAAAATTAATACCAACAATGGAAAAAGAACAGAAGTTCTCAGACACTATTGAGGAGTTGGGCAACCAAGTTGCTGAACTTACACTAACGGTATCTGAGCTAAATAAAGCAGTGGGGCAGTTTGCACAGATGCTTGAGCTGTCCGAACAAAAAGAAGAATCAAATGAGCCAATCGAGGAGACTGAAGAGAGCCTTTCAGAGGAAGGTGGACAAGGAGTTGAGGAATCACCTGAGGCAGAAGTTTCAGGAGAAGATTCAGGAGAACCAACTGTCGAAGAACCAGTAGAGGAGATGGCAACCGAAGTCTTTGAAGAGGAAGTATCTGCTCCTGAAGAAGCAGTTGCTGAGCCTTCCGAAGAGGTAACTGAAGAGATGTCTTCTGAGGAAGTAGAAGTTGAGTTATCCGAAGAGGAAGCTGAGCAAACTCTTTTGTCTGAGCAAGAAGGCGAGGAGAAAGAGGAAGAGAAGGTAGTACATACCTTGAATCGTACTGATGCTTCTTTCTACAAGAAACTTGATTCATTCCTTAAGAACCCTTACAAACGATAAGAAATGGCTAAGTTCGTAAACCCTATCGAGCCGAATCAATCCATCTACAACGCATCTAAGTGGGTTGCAGCAACGCCTAACGACTCTACCGACCTGACTGATATGGCTAACGCTATCTACGTTGGAACTGGAGGAGACTTGCGTATTGCTGGTGAGGATGGAAACGATGAGGTATTCAAAAATGTTCCTGACGGATTCATCTTCGCAGGTCGCATCACTCGTGTGTATTCAACCAATACTACGGCTGATGATTTAATCCTAATTTATTAATTCGTATATAACTACTAAATTTCAATAACAATGGCTGACGTAACACTTGGTAAAAAGAAAAATCTACTTAAAGTAGGTGCTGCTGAGGAAGTAGAAGTGCTTAACGGTACTGACACAGTAAAACTTATTTTCGTAGATGATTACTCTAAACTTGGTTTAGAAGTAACTACTGCTGCTGGAGCAACTACCGTATATGAGGTAGCAATCACAGAGCGTACTTAATTAACAGAAACTAATAAAACTTATATAACATGGCTTTAAGTGTAGCTGCTGGTTTAGAATGGCATAATCGGAAACCAGAAGAATTTATCGACCAGATTGTAAAGTCTGCTCGTATCGTAAACGACTTCACCCTCGTAGATGGTGTTAAGTCAAAAGTAGCCCTTCCTATTTATGGTGCTACTCTCTCATTCGGAAGCGACCTTTGTACTTTCGACCCACAATCCGCTGCTGAGATTGATGAGAAAGAAATGTCGGTATCGACTTTCAAGTGGGATTTTGTAAACTGCAAGAACGTATTGGAGAGCGAGTATCGCTCAATGATGCTTCGTCAAGGTCAGTTGAACGAAGAGGTAATGGATGCCGACTTCGCTGACTGGGTATTTGACTACTTCGCTAAATTGGTAGGTTCTAAAGTATTGGCTGAGGCTGGAACTCAGTTGGTAGATGCTATCGAGAACGGAGCTGATGCTGCTTCAGTAAACACTGACACCATCTCTGCTATCGATGAGTCTAACATCTTAGCTGCTTTGGAAACTGGTTATAAAGCAATGCCAGCTGACGTATTGGCTGCTGTATATGGCGATGCTGACCGTTCTTTCTTGCCAACTATCTACTTGGGAACTGCTGCTTTCCAAGCCTATCAGTTGGCTATCGCTGACAAGTACACTCAGACTCCTGAGGGTATCATTCGTGGCGAAATCCCAACTTACTTGGGAATGCCTGTTGTTCACTTCGCTTCGTTGCCTGCGGATTCCATCATCATGACTCCTCCTCGCAACCTTGTAATGCTTACTGATGACTTTGCAGATACTACTGCAATTCAGAATGAGTATGAGGCTCGCGTGAACAGCTTGTATGTTTGGGGACAATTTAAGTTAGGATTCGACTTCAAGAACCCTGCTCACATTGTGTACCTCACAACAGCCTAATAATTAACGGGGGAGGAAACCTCCCCCTTTTTTTTCTAATTACGAACTTATAAAACTTATATAAAATGGCGTGTACTCCACAAGCTGCCCTTCAGGGCATCACTTATGACTGTGCGAATATCATCGGAGGTATCAAGTCTCTCTATGTGGGCTACAAGAAAGGCGGAGCTACTTTTGGTGGCTTTGAGGGTCTTGGTAGCGTTTTAATCGAGCGAGACTATACTGCTGCGGATTATGGCACAATAGACGTTTCGTCAGCTACTGCTGACCCTAACGGTACTACTTTTTACGAAGTAGAATTTAACACTAAAGATGGTGTATCTGTATTTACTGACGTTGTAACTATCGCTGCTGACGGCACTAAAGAGGTTGTTCCTACTATCATGGTAGAAGTGCCTTTGATGAGCGTTAGCAATATGCAAGCACTTGCTGACATGAGTCAGGCAGGAGTTGAGCTTGTTGCTTTGGTTGGAACTGCTGCTGGTACTTACCACTTAGTAGGAGCTGACTTCGGTCTTTATGCTGCAAGCATTGATGGTACTTCAGGAACTGGTCGTGCAGAGAAAAACCGTTACCAACTTACTTTGACAGGTTCAGAAGGAGAATTGGCTTACCAATTCCTCAACGAAGCTGACTTCAACACTCTGTCTGCTCTCTAATTAGAACTGACAGTTAATATATTAGCCCTGCCTTATGGCGGGGCTTTTTCGTATATAAGGGGTATGAAACGATTAAGTAAAACAGGCATTCAATACTTAACATTCGTTAAGGACAAAGACTTTGTTACAGACGGTCTGTTCACGCTAATCTTCTATAAGACAGTAGGAGACCACATCTTAACTATATCATCGTTATCTGACGAGAACGGTCTTCCGAACTGCTTTCCTTACATTACTCTTGAGGTAGACTTGGATACTTATTCCCTTGCCTACGGAGAGTATTTGGTGGAGTTGCAGTACAACGGAAGCACTTACGTTAATGCCTTGATAGAAGTATTTGATGGATTACCTGATGCCGAAGGAGGAAGCGATGCTTATCGTAATGTAGTTAAACTTAAAAGCCTACCCACCTATAACAACCATCTCTTGATGGAGGACGGATTCCACTTGTTATTGGAGGATGGTAATGAAATTGAAATCTGATGGCAGATAAAAAGATTAGTGAGTTAGTAGAGCTATCTACTCCAGTACAATCTGATGTTGTCCCTATCGTTGATAGTGCTACGACAAAGAAGATTACCTTAAAGAACCTTGTCCGTACTCCTGTGGTTGCAGCAGGCAACGTTACAGGCTCTCTAACGGTAGATTTAAGCACTGGTAATGTGTTTACCTTCACGTTAGTCGGAAATGTCGATGTAACGCTTGAAAATGCGTTAGACGGGGAGAAGTTCTACTTTATCGTAACCAATGATGGCTCACACAACGTAGACAGCATTACCGTTACAGGAGGTACTTTCTACGGAGTAGGTTCTACTGTTCCAAATGTAACGAACAACGGCACTGATGTATTTGAGGCTATTTGTGTAGGCTCTGACATCTATATGTGGTCGCATAAAAACATGGGATAATGGGACTATTAGACAATGTACGGAGCAACCTATCCGAATGGCTTAATCCTAAGCCTTCTATGGGCGTTTCTGCCTCCACTAATACTACACCATCAAATCCTCTCGTTAAGTCCTTAGAAGAGCTTAATGGGCGTTATCACGTTCGTAGGACATCAGATGGCTTTGAGTACATCCGCTTTGGAAGGAATGATGATGTCCCTGAGGTGATAGACAAGTTGCGTATGCAGTCTACTACCCACGCAGGTATCATCGTAAAGAAGGCTAAGATGGTAGCTGGTAACTCGATGGAGTTCAATGAGGATGATATCCGCAGAGGGATGAAGACGATGTTCAACGCCTTCTATAAGAACTGCGAGAGCCAAGGCAGCGGTATCCGTAAGGTGTTTAAGGATATGGCATTCCACTTCGATAACTACGGAGGGGTATATCTGTACATCAAATGGAACGATAAGAAAGACCGCATCATCCAGATGAAGGCTCTTCCCTATAACTCGGTTCGAGTAGGGTTGCTTAACTCCAAGAACGAGGCAGACCACTTCATCGTGCGTAGAACCTTTAAGAGAGGTACTGAGGGGTTGATGAATAATATGGCTCGTAGGATTAATGCTTATAAGAAGGGTAGCGCGAATAAGGAAGAGATTATTTACATTAAAAACCCCTACTCTACGGTTGATATTTACTCTGTGCCTAACTACCTATCGGCATACTACTTTATCTCATCCGACTTTGAGTTCGGTCAGCACATCTTAAACACTACTCGCAACGGATTCAGCCCTAAGGTACTGGCTTCGTTTATTGGTCGGAATATGACTGATGAGCAGAAGAGAGAAGAGGCAGACCGCTTCAAGGAGAACTTTACAGGGACAGATGGCGAGCAGGTGCTTATCTCTTGGGTGAAGAAGGAAGAGGAGATTCCCAAGTTTACTGTTCTTGACACTAAGAACTTAGACAAGGTAGTAGCCACTATGGCGGAGTTAGCCGATAACAAGATTCTAACTGCTCATAACATCACTTCTCCTGCGCTATTCGGTGTTACTCGTTCAGGCAAGCTCAACTCTTCTACCGATGAGATGAGGGCGGGATTCAATATGTTCAGAGCTACTGAGACATTACCTACTCGTGAGTTGCTGTTGAGCAAGTTAAATGATGTGATGGAGATTTCAGGATACGGAGACATTCGGTTTGAAATTATCGATATCGACACTGACCCTGATACGGATACTGCGATAACTGAAGACACGGTAGACCCTAAAACTATGGAGCAATGATTTCACTACTCTTTATAGATGATGTTTTCTTGGCAGAGAACTTCCCTATCCCCTCTTCTATCGAGCGCAAGAATATCTTGACTACGATTAAGATAGCACAGTTAGATGTTATAGACCTATTAGGTAAGTGCTTGTACGACCATTTGGAGGCTCAGATTGATGCTGAAACATTGACTGCTGATGAGGAGGAGTTGTACGAATTATGCAAGATGTATCTTGTGTTTACAACTGCTAAACAACTGATGGAGTTTGTTGCTATTGAGCGAACTGTTTCTAACTCAGAGGAGGTCGCAGATAGGATGATTAAGAGCGCAGAAGATAGGGCTGGATACATTAAAATGCGGATACAAAAATTCGTAAATAAAACAGAGGCATTATACAACATTACGCAGGCAGATGGATGCACAGATGAAGACAGTTATAACGAAGAGGGAACTACAACTTCGACAGGGATTTACTATCCTCGCAATAGCTATACTGGAGGCAATTCGTGTGATGATGGCATCTTTTTAGAGAACTATTGATATGAAGAATATAAGTTTAGGCACACATTTCCAAGGTCTTAATCGGCAATTCTCCTTCTCAGGGCTTCTTGACAAGTTCTCAGGAGCTGCCGCTGGTTATAGCCTTCGTAAGCTCTCTAAAGACGCTCTCAATGCCGTTAGAGTAAGACGTTCTTCTGACAATACAGAAACAGACATAGGTTTCACTAAGAAGGGGGAGTTAGACACGACTACGTTATTAGACTTCGTGAATGCTCGAGATGTAGCACCAGCGGATTATGGAGCAGGAGCAGCTGCGGCTTATTCTTTGCGGTATGTAAGCGATAGTTACACGGGTTCGGTGGTAAGGGTACGCAGGGATTCAGATAATGCAGAGGCGGACTTCACACCGAGTGAGATAACCGATGGTACTTT